TCACATAGTAAACAATAAAAAACCATACATTTTAGAAATCAATGGTAGTCCAGGATCAGGTGCTGACTATCAAGGTTACCAATACAAAGATTATTATTCTGATCCAGAACCATCTGGTAGAATAGATGGAGAAAAAATGATGGAGTATCTTGTTGATTATATTCAAGATAGAAGTCATTGGGATAGACAATCACTTATAGAATGTGGTTGGTTAGAAACCGTTGATGTTTCAGATGTAGATAAAGTTAGAGCTAAGTTTGATAGTGGTAACGGATCAAAAGCATGTGCTTTACATGCCGATGAAATTTTATCAGATAAGAAAATTGTTAAATGGAAATATAATAATAAAACTTATGAGAAACCTAAATTTGGTGAAAGTAAAATCTTCAGAGCAAATGCAGATGATGAGCCTTCAGAAATTAGACCTACAATTTTATTAGATTTAACCTTTAATGGTTTTACCTATAAAGATGTAGAAGTAGGATTAGATAATAGACCAAGATCAGGATCAGATTTATTAATCAATAGAGATTTAATGAGACAAATGAATGTTAGTGTCAACCCTAATAGAACGTTTGTATTAAGTAAAAGACTAAAACCGGTTGACAAAGAACAAGACTAAAGCATTGCCATTTTGATGGTAATGTGTTATATTAAATAATACAATAGGAGATATTATGCAAGAAGTGAAAATATTAAGACTATCTACAGGCGAAGATGTAATTGCCAAGGTAGGAGAAAACGACCAAGGGGTAAGTTTAAAAAATCCATTCGTGATTATACCTCAACAAAGAGGTCCAGGACAACCAATACAATTAATGATGTCGCTGTACAATGCCTTTGGTAAAAAGGATACTGTCACTATATCTAAAGAGAAAATAGTTTTTATGACAGAACCTAAAGACGAAATAAGAACATCTTACGAACAAAACACAAGCTCAATTATAACAAAGAACCAGAAATTAATAACTGAAGCAACGTGATAACAGTAAACTTTATTAGGACAAATAATGAAAAAGTCCAAGTAAAGGTGCCTGTTGGTTTCACTATAATGGAGGCCGCTAAAGAGGCATGCTTGGAGGAAATTCCTGCTAGTTGTGGTGGGTGTTGTGCTTGTGGTACATGTCACTTATACGTAGGCAATGCCTGGATTGACAAACTAGGTGAAATAGATTATAATAGTACAGAGCAATCAATATTAGAATATGAAAAGAGTTATAAGAAAGGTATTAGTAGATTGAGTTGCCAGATTTCTTTAACAAAAGAACTTGATGGAATAACTTTACATTTATTAGATGATGAACTTTTATAAATCAGTAATTGAACACAAAGGTAAACTTCTAGTTAGAGGTATACATGATGGCAAAGACTATAAAGAAAAGATAGACTTTACTCCTACTCTATATTCATTAACAAAATCTCCAACAAAATTTAAAACTTTAGATGGTAGAAATCTAAACCCTATAAAATTTAAAAACATCAATGACGCTAGAAGATTTAGACGTGATGTAGCAACTCAAAACTCTCCTATCTATGGTCTAGAGAGATTTCATTATCAATATATAAACGATCAATTTCCTGATAAGATTAATTGGGATAAAAAGTATATTAAAATATTTACAATAGATATAGAAACTACTTGTGAAGAAGGCTTTCCAGATGTAGAAAATCCTATAGAAGAATTACTTTGTATTACAGTTAAAAATCAAACTAACAAACAAATATTAACATGGGGAACTGGTGACTATCATACAGATAGGACAGATGTGACTTATGTAAAATGTAAAACTGAACAACATTTAATAATGGAGTTTATGAAATTCTGGTTAAAGAATTATCCAGATGTTATCACAGGTTGGAATACTAAATTCTTTGACTTGCCTTATTTGATGAATAGAATTAAATTGGTTGCAAATGAAAAAGCTGCAAGCAAGATGTCGCCTTGGAACATGGTTGAAAAAAATGAAATTATGGTAAGAGGTAGACCACAAATAACATATACTTTAAAAGGTATTGTGATGTTAGATTATCTTGATTGTTATAGATGGTTTATACCAACAAGACAAGAAAGTTATAAACTAAATTATATTGGTGAGATAGAACTTGGTCAAACGAAATTTGAAAATCCATTTGAAACATTTAAAGATTTCTATACAAAAGACTTTCAAAAATTTATTGATTATAACATACAAGACGTTGAAATTGTTGACGCATTGGAAGATAAACTTGGTCTAATTGAATTGGCATTAACTGTTGCATATGAATCTAAAGTAAACTATGATGATATATTTTCACAAGTAAGAGTGTGGGATACTTTGATTGCTAATCATTTATTGTCAAAAAATATATGTATACCACCAAGAGAAGAACATGATAAAGATACAAAATACGAAGGCGCTTATGTAAAAGACCCTAAAGTAGGTCAGCATAAGTGGGTATGTTCTTTTGATATTAACTCACTATATCCACATATCATTATACAATACAATATTTCGCCAGAGAAAATAATAGGCCATGACGGATCAGGTATATCTGTAAACAAAATGTTAAAAGGTAAAGTGGATTTATCTCATTTAAAAAATGAGAACGCATGTATAACACCTAACGGTGCAAAATTTAAAAACGATAGTCAAGGTTTCTTACCTGAAATGATGGAAACAATGTACAATGAACGTGTTGTTTATAAGAAACGTATGTTAAAGGCAAAGAAACAAAATGAATTAACACCAACACCAGAATTACAAAAAGAAATTGCAAGATGTCATAATATTCAGTGGGCAAGAAAGATTGCCTTGAACTCAGCTTATGGTGCAGTTGGTAACCAATACTTTAGATTTTATGATGTAAGACAAGCAAGTGGTATTACAACAGCAGGTCAATTTATTATTAGATTTATTGAAGAAAAAGTTAATAGTTATATGAATAAGATTTTAGAAACAGACCAAGATTATATTGTGGCCTCTGATACAGATAGTATCTATGTGACATTGGATAAACTTGTAGAAAAAACTTGTAAGGATAAAAACAATGAACAAATATGTAATTTTATTGATAAGGTTGTTGGTAGTAGAATAGAACCATATATTGAAAAATGTTTTGATGAACTATCTGAATATTCAAATGCATTTAAAAATTGTATGGTAATGAAACGAGAAGTAATCGCCAACAAAGGTATATGGGTTGCAAAGAAAAGATATATGTTAAACGTATTAGATGATGAAGGAGTTAGATTATCGGAACCTAAATTAAAAATTATGGGTATTGAGGCAGTTAAGTCTTCAACACCACAAGTTTGTAGAGGTAAAATTAAAGAGGCAATTAAAATTATTATGAATAAAGATGAAGATACTTTACAGAAATTTATTGCTGATTTTAAAACAGAGTTTGAAGAACTACCACCAGAGGCAATTGCTTTTCCTAGATCATGTAATAATATTCACAAGTATAGAAACCCAGCGACAATATTCAGTAAAGGAACACCAATACATGTAAAAGGTTCTCTAATATATAATCATAAGTTAAGAGAAATGAAATTACAAAACAAATATCCTTACATACAAGAGGGTGATAAGATTAAATTTATAAAACTAATTGAGGCAAATCCATTTAGATTTGATGTCATTAGTTATATTACAACTCTTCCACAAGAGTTTGATTTATTAAAATATATAGACCGTGAAACACAATTTGAAAAAACATTCCTTGATCCTATGAGATTTATATTACAATCTATAGGCTGGTCACAAGAGAAGAAAGCAAGTTTGGAGGCATTTTTTGGATGAAAAAATTTAAAGACAACTTAAACGACTTTTTTAAATGGGTTAAAGGTACAGAGTTAGTTGAACTAGACGACATAGATGTATCGGAGGATCCTGTAAGACCTGAATTAACTTTAGGTTTTAGAATATCCCACGGCAGAAAAATATTTGGATTAAAATATAATGATGAGATTGAATCAATAGTTTGCGTTGCATTTTGTCCTGAAGTACCTTATACTGTTAGAGAAATGGATTATATGTCCAGAGTACCAACTCCTTGGAATGATGGTAAGATTGCCATTGCATATACGGTATGGTCTCGTAAAAGAGGTGCAGGTAAAGAAATTATTAATAAATTAGGTGAGTGGGCAAAGAAAAATAAAGTAGAAAGATTGATAACTTTATCTCCATTAACACCAATGGCAACACAC